CAAGTATGAATCAAATGAAGGTGGAGACAACAAGTACGAATTCAAAACTGGATTAAAGTACAAGTTCTAAGTTCAATACCAAACTAAATATCAGGGAGCATTACGCTCCCTTTTTTATTCCCTTATTAACATGTCAAAGAATCCTGGTGGCACCGTAATCTATACTAGATCTGGTTGTCCTTACTGCACAAAAATCAAAGAGGTTTACAAAACAAAGGGTTGGGGGTATACTGAGTACGCACTCGGTTCCCAGTTTACTCGCGAACAATTCAAGCAAGAGTTCGGACAGACTGCAACCTTCCCACAGATTCTTATCAATGGAATCAAAAAGGGTGGTTGCACCGAGACCATTTCATATTTGAGAGAAGGCAATTATCTATGAACCAGATTAATGAAGAGGAATTTTACGAACTGATTGAACGTGCAATAGATGCAGCAGTGAAACCAGATGGTAAGTTTCTCTTCAAAGTCTATCCATATCTAAAAGCAGGGAAGTGGACTCGTCCCTCAGTCGACAGATTTATTGAGTCAAGCACAGCAACAGAGATCAATGAGATCATAATGCAACTGGAAGGTTACATTAAAGGTGGTGACAAACAGTTGCTTGAAGCATACGGTCACATACCAAAACCAAAGGCAAGAAAGATAAAAGACTACCTCTATGGTATGCTAAATGACGCATGGACTTACCATGCTGAACGCAAACCAGGTCGTAAAAAGAAAGCGACTAAATAACTAAAACAACAGGAGATAGACATGGCAGATCCCGCATTCATTTACATTGTATCCGTCTTGACTGTTGGAGCATTCTTAATAGGGTTTGCACTCTCATGGCAGTTAAAAGATGCTTATGATACTTGGGTAGAACGTAAAGACTACACACAGGCAGTCTTACATCCAGAAATGTATGACCAAGAAGGTAATTTAAGTGGGGAAGAGATGATATACTTGCGCTTTCCCGAAGATGATGATACAATATATGATGAGGAAGAAGACTAATAAATATTCTTACCTACCATTAACTGATTTTTAATTATGAGACTACTGATCTCAGAAGTGCTACAAAAAGCACATAATGCAAAGACAAAAGCACAGAAGATCAAAATCCTTAGAGATAATGATTCTCAAACGCTTAGGTCTATCTTCATCATCAACTATGATGATTCATTAGAATGTTTATTGCCAGAGGGCACACCTCCTTTCAAAGAGAACGAGGCACCCGAAGGTACAGAGCATACTAAATTAGAGAAGGAAGGTAGAATCCTACATCACTTTTTTAAAGGTGGTTCTAACATCCCTCGTATGAGACGTGAACAAATGTTCATTCAATTACTAGAAGGACTTCATCCCGATGAAGCGAAGGTTGTTATCCTTGCAAAGGATGGTACTCTTAATAAGAGATACAAAATTACTAAGGCATGCGTCGAAGAAACATTTCCACAAATTAAATGGGGGAATAGAGGGTGAAACAACTCAAAAGAGATTGTAAACCAGAAGACGCAAACGATAGATCACTACCATCAAACTCATACCTCATCTCGTATAACGATGGTACCAAGATTGCACATGACATAGTAATGTCATCTAAACAAGCAGACATCTTTGATTATTATTATGATAATTTTAAAGACACAAAGATGGTCTGGAAACAAACAGAAGGGAGAATACAACCAAGATTATGGTTAGAACAACAGGAGGACACAGGGAAGAAGAAACGCAAAAGAAGGTGATGTATAATATGTCTCCTTTTAAGAAAGAACCAGACCCAAAAGATGATCCTGCATATATGTGGGGTTTTAATAAAGGTGAGGTCCTTCTTGACTTCTTACTTGGTGTAGCAATCCTACCATTTTTTATTTGGGGAGCATGGAACTTATGTATGCCTGCTCTGTTTGGATTACCCGCTATCGGATATGTGAAATCGGTAGCATTATATATTTTGACTAGATTTATTGTAAGATGAACCCAAAAGTATGTTTGATCTCTGTAACACCCGACGCAGAGAAAACAATAGGATATATCGCTCGTGTTAGTAATCCTAACAACCAAGATAATCCAAAGGTGGCAGGACTATTAAAGTATTGTATCAAGCATGGTCACTGGTCTGTATTTGAACAGGCAAGTATGACATTGCAGATTGAAACTACACGAGGTCTTGCTGCACAGATACTTAGACATCGTTCTTTTACATTCCAAGAATTTAGTCAGAGATATGCTGACAGTAGCATGCTAGGTGACATTGAAGTTCCTGAGTTACGTCGACAAGACGATAAGAACAGACAGAACAGTATCAATGACCTTGATCCTACTATGATCCAGAAGTATGAGATCTTGATCCAAGATCACTTCGAGCATGGTATGGAATTATATAAGAAGATGCTTGCTGAGGGCATTGCAAAAGAGTGTGCTAGATTTGTACTCCCTCTTGCAACTCCAACCAAACTATACATGACAGGTAGTTTGAGATCGTGGATACATTACATCGAACTTCGTAGTGCCAACGGTACACAGAAGGAACACATGGATGTAGTCTCACTTGCTAAACGTCATTTCGTATGTCAGTTTCCAATCATATCCGAAGCACTAGAATGGTGTGATGGTTCTTGTGATTGTGATGAACTTGATGAATACGCAGCATCAATACAACCTTGTTTGAGGATAGATTAATTATGAAAGTTGTACGCAAACTAAAAGCACAAGTGAAAACTAGATGGTATTATATTTTCTGGGGTATCGCAACAACCTCAGTGGTGGCGGGGCAGATCGTAGTAGGTACAGGGTACCGAACTATGGCGGAGACAAGTCAGCAAATCTCTGCTGATATAAACTTACTCATAGAGACTATGCTTTATAGTAGACCAACTGGTCCTTCACAAAGACCTAGGTATGAACCAATGCCTGCACCTTCACCAGAAGATTATCCTACAAACCAAATGCCAATCATTCAGTAACATGCCTACCTACCCCTTAATAAATAAGATCACAGGAGAAAAGAAAGAACTCTCTATGAGTATGAAAGCATACGACGAGTGGAGAGCAGCGAATCCAGACTGGGATAAAGACTGGTCAGCAGGAACTGGTGGTACCATATATGGTAAACCAAAACAGACTGATGGATTCAAGGAGGTCATGCAAAAGATCTCAGCAGAACATCCGAAAGCGAACCTTTCCCAATACACATAATGCCAAGACCAAAGAAGTCATTAGCAAACATACCCACTAAGGTTATGCGTAGAAAGACACCAATTAATATCGATCACCTCAGTGTGATTGAACCTCTTACAGATAATCAAAAGAAAGTCTTTGATGCATACAAAGAAGGAAAGAACTTAGTCCTTCATGGTGCAGCAGGGACAGGTAAGACTTTTATTAGTTTGTATCTTGCGATGCAAGATGTATTAGAACCTTCTACTCCATATGATAAGGTGTACATGGTACGTTCACTTGTACCTACAAGAGAGATAGGATTCCTCCCAGGTGATCATGAGGACAAGAGTAACTTGTATCAGATACCATACAAAAATATGGTGAAGTACATGTTCAAGATGCCTGATGACTCATCATTTGAAATGCTATATGATAATCTCAGAGCACAGCAAACAGTTTCTTTCTGGTCGACATCATTTATAAGGGGTGTCACTTTGGATAAGTGTGTTATAATAGTAGATGAGTTTAGTAATTTAAACTTCCACGAACTTGATTCAATCATCACTCGTGTAGGTGAAGATGCTAAGATCATATTCTCAGGAGACTACACACAGTCTGACCTGACAAAAACAAACGAGAGAACAGGTGTGCTAGACTTCATGAAGATCTTACAGACAATGCCATCATTTGATTGTACAGAGTTTGGTATTGAAGATATCGTAAGGTCTGGTATGGTAAGAGAGTATCTTGTTAGCAAAATCAATCTTGGATTCCAAACTTAATGAAAACATTTAATCATGTAGGTGCTGCTAAGGAACTCAGACCTTTATCAGCAACACAGGTGAAAGGGAGACGTTTCTATAAGACTCCCGAAGATAACTGGTACCCCTCCGTCACCACCATTGTGAGTCACATATCTAGTGCGACTCTAAAAGCATGGGAAGAACGTGTAGGATTTGAAGAAGCGGAGAAAGTCCGTCGTACATCAGCATTAAGAGGAACAAAGTATCATGGCATCGTTGAAGCGTACTTGGAGGGCAACCATAAGAAGGTGGAACAGAGCGAAGGTCTTCCCAAGTACCTTTTTGGGTTTAGTCGTGAGGTTCTTGATAACATTGATAATGTTCACGCTATTGAAGCACCTCTTTACAGTGATGATTTACGCATTGCTGGTAGGGTTGATTGCATTGCTGAATATTGTGGGGAGTTGGCAATAATAGATTTCAAAACAACCAAGGAACTAAAACGTGAAGAGTGGTTGCACAAATACTTCGTACAAGAAGCAGCATATGCTTACATGTATTGGGAAAGAACTGGTTGCGAAGTAAAGAAACTTGTTACTATTTCTGTGGCAGAAGACGGACAGACACAGGTAGTAGAAAAGTATGACAAGACACCTTACATTGATGTATTGTGCGAGTGGATTAAAGAGTTCCGTTACTACTTAGAGGGCATCAAATCGTGAAGGATCTTGAAGAGAATTTTATGACACAGAATAAGTTCAGTGCTCTCGTTGAGACCACAGTTCAGAATAACAATGGTCTTATAAATTATATTGAAGCAGTTGCATCAGTATGTGAAGAGTATGAGATAGAAATTGAAAGAGTTAGTAAACTCATTTCTAAACCACTCAAAGATAAGATCAAAGCAAACGCACAGCAACTTAACTGTATCAAACGAACCAGTAGAGGAGTATTACCCTTATGAATATAGAAGATGAAGACTTCTTTAAATCAGAAGTAGTCAAGGAAGAACTAGATGATCTACAAGAGTGTTATACTGAACTCTTACAGATGTCTCAGGGGTTTCAGTCATTTGATAATGAAGCACGACTAAACCATATTAATAAGACATTAGATCTGATTGCAAAACAGAAGGTATTCTATTCAAGACTGCAACTCATGGCAGGATATGTTCAAGTAAATAGCGAAGATGATACAGAGAAGTCAGAGATAAGTGAAATGAAAGATAGAATAGATCAGATGTCATCCATGTACTCTGGCGGAGGTAATCTGCTGAGTATATTGCAAGTCATGGAGGACAAACTATTAGGTTGGAAGAAGGACTTGCAGGATGGAAAGAGTGGTCACGACTTCCAGATATAGGGGGTTGTCATCGCATAAATAGTATGCTATCATTTATGGTGGCGAACATACCAAATACAAAACAATACGGAGAATACAGATGTCATTTTCATCGCTTAAAAAGTCTAGCAGTTCATCTATCAGTTCATTAACAAAAGAACTAGACAAGATGACTACTAAGGGTGGGGGCAAAGGTCCCGACGAGCGTCTATGGAAACCAGAGGTGGATAAAGCAGGCAACGGTTACGCAGTAATCAGATTCCTTCCTGCTCCTACAAAGGAAGATCTACCTTGGGCACAAGTCTTTTCTCATGCATTCCAGGGTCCTGGTGGTTGGTACATCGAGAACTCGTTGACTACTCTTGGTCAGCAAGATCCAGTCGGTGACCTTAACCGCGTGCTCTGGAATTCGGGTTTAGACTCAGATAAAGATGTAGCAAGGAAACAAAAGAGGAAACTCTCCTACTACTCAAACATCTACGTTGTAAAAGATCCTCTACATCCAGAGAATGAAGGAAGAGTCTTCCTTTATAAGTATGGTAAGAAGATACATGATAAGATTGCTGAGGCAATGAAACCTCAGTTTGAAGATGAAGATCCTATCAATCCTTTCTGTTTCTGGAAGGGTGCTGACTTCAAATTAAAGATAGTCAAGCAAGATGGATACTGGAACTATGATCGTTCTGAGTTTGCTTCTGCGGGTACACTCGGTAACTTCGAGGACACTAAACTTGAAGAGATATATAATCAGGAGTATAGTTTAAAAGATTATACTGAGGCAAAGAACTTCAAGTCATACGAAGAACTAGAAGCAAGATTGAATCTTGTTCTTGGTAAGGCAAGTCGTGCTTCTGCTATCAATGAAGACGACGATGGTTTAGATTATGAAGATAAGATTACAGAACCAGTTGAAGAAGTGTCTACTACTCCAACACCAGGGTTCGGTAATGCTGTATCATCATTAAAAGAAGAGGAAGATCCTGATCTATCCTACTTTGCTAAACTAGCAGAAGAATAATGAAAAAGATCGTACTTGCACTTGCAGCATTGTCATTTGCAACCCCTGCCAACGCACTAACTTGGGCAGAGTTTTGGGAACCGTTTGTTGAATACAGCAATCATCACCATCACTCTTATGACAGAGGTTATCATTATAATGAAGACAGTTGTCTGCCAGTGCATTACGATTATTACTACTATGTTCCTGGATACTATAATGGACGTCATTATGTTAAAGGATACAAACGTAGAGAGACGAGGACTAAGTATGTTAACTGTCATACACCCTCGCATCATCATCACTAACCCATATATTATTTCACTTTTGAAATGAAAAAAGGGGGGAAAAAAATTCGCGGTAATTTTTCGCCCCCAGGGTTTTTATAAATTAACATCATGTCTTGCGGTAAGAACGAACACTACAAAACTTATAGCGTCGAGTGGCATAGATATCGCTATCTTAAAGAAGCGATAGATAAGTACCTAGATGACTATATTGATCCCGAAGTTATTATGACTGATATTCGACATGTGCTCCATGATAGATCTCATGCTGCACGTCAAGAAGCATCATACATAGAAAAAATAGAATCGGAACTTTAAATGCTATCAACCCAATATCGACTCAGACTCGATAAAGTCTGCAAATTGATTGCCGAAGGAAAAGAGGTGAATCTTACAGAAATGATATGGGCACAAAAACTAGCAAAGTCAAATACTACTGCTGCCACATGGTTGCGTCAAGCACGACAGCGAGCAGCAAATCCCAACATGAAGAAGGGAGGGACGGACGATTTTCTGAATAGGATGGGATTAGGCGAATCCGACCCATCTGATTATAGAGAAGGATTCGACAGTGCTGACGATATAGGCGAATGGTTCAACCGCAAAAAACCTGATGATTGGAGACAACGTGACTAAACCTACTGAAAACTACGAACAACTAATTCAACGCTTCACTAAGCGTACAATGCAACTCAATGCCAGACAAGATGAACTAAAAGGTTGGTATGATGAGTATATCAAGAATGAGAGCGATCTGAAAAGATTAGAAGGTTCTATGCAAGCAATACAATACGTTGCATTTGGAAAAATGCCTGGGGATGGTAATCACGACAAATTCAAGGATCACACCCCAGAAGCATATAAGGCAAATATACCAGATCGTTACTAATGATATTTTGGATAGGATTCACCCTCATGGTCTTAAATGAGGGTTTTGTCATGATGAGACATATATCTCCTTTCTTTGATAATTTGAGAAAGAAGGTAATTAAGAAATTAGGAGAAAACGTGTGGTATCGTCTCCATGGCACTTTGGACTACACATGGATAGGACTCGTCACACTAGGATTGATAGTCAACTCTAATAGAGTTGTACATTTGAGTATATTGCTTATATTCTGGTTTGCGTCGTTTTGTATATTTTATCTACCACGTTATATTAGTAACCACCGTAACCGCCACCACCAGAAGAACTAGATCCACCAGAGGAACTAGATCCAGAACTGGAACTACTAGAACTAGAACTAGATGACGATGTATCGTCAGATGTTTGTGACGCAGTAGATGAAGCATCTGTGGTTCCTGCGACTACACCTGATGAGTTTACGTCAGTAGATGTAATAGTTGTAGTTTGAGTAGCACCACTTTCAGTTGTAGTGGTAGTAACTGTCTTATTCACTAATTCAATAGAAGAGGCGAAATCAACAGATGGTGTTAAACCGTATTCTGTTGTATATTCGTCTTTTTGTGTTATAAAGACCTCTTTGATGATATTAGGAGTTACCTTAATATCGGATTCTGGGTCTAATTCTTCATTTGGAGCATATTTCATCAAACTCTCAAATTCGTCAACAAAGTCCTCTATGTATTCTGGACGTAATAACCAAATATTTGATTTTGAGTCATTTATGCCTTTTTCGTACTCATAGTTAGAAACTGGATATGTGGTATTTGTCACAGTTGTGCCATCTGATCTAATATACCCCCAATTCTCATTTACTTGGATTCCTGCCTTCACAAGCACCTTTCCTGTATCTAAGTCTTTTATTTCATTCGTCTCATAATGATGTACACCAGTTGAGAACCTATATTTGTCTTTTACATAATCTTGGAGTTCCTGCTCAGACAAGGGCCAATCGTCATATACATTAATTATGTTGTTGCATAGTAACACAACCCAATCGTATAGTGAGTCTCCATATACGTTACTTGCAATAAGATCTGGTCTTTCGTTGTTAGCGATAGAATACTGTTGAAATCCAAGAACACTCTCCTGCATTTCTTCGATAAGAGTGCATTTTCTGAATATGTTTCTTGCAATAACAGATGGTTCTACATTATTTTGTCTAAATGTAGACGTTCTGACTGCGACTCTTGGTAGATAACTGAAATATCCCATTATCTTCTGCTCCTACGTCTACCTCTTTGCCCCTCACGATTAATCGTTGGAGTAGTTGATCTATCCACTTGTAACCTCCCTTTCGGATTAGATGGCATACCTCTACCTGATGTACCTAAGTTAAAATTACCAGATTTAGTACCAAGGTTAGCAGTTGGATCTCTATCATCACCTGTAATCATGTTACGAGTAACAAATGCAGTCTCGTCAAATCTTAGTGATAACCTATATGACGCAGGACCAAAGTCTTGCATTGTTCCATCTTCACTTGCACCAAATCCTTGTCTAAGTGATGTATTCTGACCTGATGGTGTCAAATCAACATCCATACCTGTTAGCACCAAATTTGTAGGGAATCTTAGCAATGCTGCTAGTGAAGCGGGTTTGTTAAGACCTTCTCCTGCGATCTCTGCACCAAAACCCCTAGGTGTGTACCTTACTATCTCACATCCGAAGAATCTAGGGATAGTTAACCAACGAGCATTGATACCATTAGTATCGGGTAACATACTCTCACGCATACAACTTATTATCTCTTGTATCTCTACTGCTTCTTTGGGATTACGAGGTGACATATCAAAATCAAAAGCATGAGAGCGATAGTTGACCCCCTTAAACACAGTTTCTTCATAAGGGTTAAATACTTTTCCTTTCGCAAGTGCAGCGATATTCTGTTTTGATACATTACCTTCCAATCCTAACGCACCAGTGGCATTGTTAAATACACCAGCAATAGCACTAAATGCTATCTCTGTTTTACCACTATCTGCTGCCTGTGATAACTTAGGTCCTATTTCCTCAGCAGTTGCACCTTGTAGAACCTCTGCTCCTGCTGCACCGAATGCACCTAATGCTGCCTTTTCATAGTTAACACCATATGATTCTTTTAATTGATGTGGTAAATATAGATAAATTGTCTTATATATGCTATTCTTTTGAGTAGTGTCGTTACCTATTTGCTTTGCACCAGCACCTCCGCCCAATGGTCCTGATACATAGTTATATGGGTTTGCACCTGATTCTGGATCATAAACAGTAAATTTAAGGTAATCTATTGCCTTAGTACTGAATTGTGACTCTGGATTTATACTTTCATCCCCTGCACTCGGTCCTCTCGGACTGGTCATGGGGTACATTAATCGTGTTTTTGCTGACATGGCATATTCTGGACGTTATAGACCTACTAACAAAAATAAATACAAGGGAGATCCTACCGCTATTATTTATAGGAGTTTATGGGAAAGAAAGTTCATGGTCTGGTGCGACAAGAATGAAAACATCTTGGAATGGGGATCAGAGGAGATTATCATACCTTATATCAGTCCTCTTGATGGGAGGGTGCATCGTTATTTCCCAGACTTTTACGTCAGAGCAAGGACTAAAACTGGGGGGACGCAGAAGTTTATTATTGAGGTCAAACCTAATAAGCAGACGACACCTCCCAAGCAACAACGCAGACGTACAAAGAAGTATATAACTGAAATCAAGACATATGCTATAAATGAAGCGAAGTGGAAAGCAGCAGTAGAATACTGCAAGGACAGACGTATGACTTTTAAGATACTTACAGAACACGAGTTACAAGTATGAGTGTATTCGAGGACATTAAAGATGCTACACAAGGTAAACCAAAGTCAAAGGACTGGTACAGAGGACAGTTATTTGGTGCATTAGACCCAGGTGAGGTCAAGGTAGGTGATTGCATATATTACAGTTATAGTGCTAAAACTGAGTCGTTACCTTTCTACGATACATTTCCAATGACTCTTGTTGTTGACATTGATCCTATAAATGGACACTTTTCTGGCGGTAACTTACATTATCTACGTCCAACAGCACGTCAAAGCATTGCAAAAACATGGGGTAGTGGTTCTATATCATATCCTATGCGTTGCCATCATAAATACTTTATAGGTAGGGCATCTAATATACGATTGGTTCCTGCTGTTGATCTCCGAGATTTCGTTCCACTACCGTCTGAACAGTTTGTTAGAGAACTTGGTGGTGTACGAGTAGAGATCCCTAGTAGTTTTATTTGGAGTAGGTTGTAGTGGACCCAAATAGTTTTAAAGAGTTTCAATCAATGATAGGTAGGTCAGCGGGTTCTATGCCCATGACCAGTAACCTGTATCAGGTTAATTTGGGTGCACCTAATATATTTGACTCAAAGATTTACGATCCAATAAAGGTAATAGAAGCAACAAGAACTGTTGACTACTATGCTAACAGTATTACTCTACCTAGTAGAGCAGTAACAACTGGTGAGTTGAATAATATAGGACAGATAAGAAGATTTGCAACAGGACAGACTGCATCAGAGATCAATATACAATTTATAGTTACAAAAGACCAGAGACATAGATATTTCTTTGAACAATGGTTGAATCACACAGCATCAGACTCAGATAACACAGTAGCATTCTATGATGACTATGTTATAGACATGGAGATCTTGAAGTTTGAAAATGGACCAGAAGGACATCAACAGACTGCTGCATATAAGATATTTGGTGCATTTCCATTCAATGTGGGTCAACTACAACTTGATAATGAACAAACAAACCTAGTACAGTTAGATGTTGCGTTTTATTTCGAGAGATATAGGATGGATCAGACCATGCCACAGACATTAAGGGCAAAACCTCAGATATATAAACCAAAAGACCTATATACTGACACAAGCATACCGAACTTCCTTGATACCTTCGTTGGAGACTTTCCTTCTCTTGGAGGAAATAGGTTAGTGTAAGTGCTATAAATAAAAATGATATTATAAATTCATCATGCCATTACCAAAACTTGTAGTGCCTGAGTATGACTGTAAATTACCAGTCACAGGGAAAAAGGTCAACTTTCGACCATTTCTCGTAAAAGAAGAGAAATTACTGTATCTCGCAATGGAGACACAGAAAGAGAAAGAGATGATCAAGGCAGTCAAGAATATATTAAAATCTTGTACTGATTTGAAAAGTGTAGATAGTCTACCAACATTTGAACTAGAATTCTTGTTCTTACAGATTAGATCCAAAGCAGTTGGAGAAGAGAGTGAGTTCAAGATAATATGTGAAGATGATGGTAAGACAGAGGTAGAAGTTACACTTGACTTAAACGAAGTTCAAGTAGACATACCAAAAGGTCATAAGACTATCATACCATTGAGTGACGACATCAAATTACAGATGAAATATCCAGCATTGGATGCATTCGTTGACCGTAATATGGTGGATAATCCAGATGTTGAAGATGTATTTGCTCTTGCAGCAGAGTGTATTGACAAAGTATATGATGGAGACGAGATCTATGATTCTTTCACATCGAAAGAAGCAAAGGACTTTATAGGTGACATGAATAATGCACAGTTTACTAAGATCCAGAACTTCTTTGAGACTATGCCGAAATTAACTCATACATTGAAGGTAGAAAATCCCAACACCAAAGTTGTTAATGAAGTGGTATTGGAGGGACTTGCTGCTTTTTTCGGATAGCATTAATGCATGACAGTCTTATGAATCACTATAAGACGAACTTCGCATTAATGCAGCATCACAAGTATAGTTTGACGGAGTTAAACGATATGATTCCATGGGAACGTGATGTGTATGTCAACCTATTAATAGGACACTTGAAGGAAGAGGAAGAGCGAATCAAGAGACAACAGAACAAGAATAGGACTTCTATCTAGTGGCAGCAACACTAAGAGAATATATCAGCGTCAAACCGCCTAGTGGTAATTCGGCACAGGTTAAAGCGATGCGTCCTCTTTTAGTCAGTCAGAATAGACTAGGTGGAGCAGTCACATATTTTGGTCAACAGATAAAAGATCTCAGTGAGATCATGTCGGTTCATGCAGATGTTTCTAGTGCATTAGTAACAGAAGAGAAAACGTTATTAGACGAAGAGCATGAGCACCGTAAAGAATTAATCAAACCTTTAACTCCTATCTCCCCTTTGGTAGATCAAGGAAGAAAGAATGACAAAGCAGCAGAAGATGCACAAGAAGATGATGAGGAGGATGAAGATAGTAAAGACGTAGGTGAAAAGATAGCAGAGAAAGAAGAGAAAAAGTTGACATGGTGGCAGAGACTTCTAAAAGGTTTCGCACCCATTGTCAATTTTATTTCAAATGCATTTACAGCATTCGTAGCATATAAGGCATTTGATTGGTTGAGTGATCCTAATAACCAAAAGAATGCACAGACAGTATTAAAAGGACTAGGTGCCATAGTAGGTGCTGCTGCAAAGATTGCTGGTTTTGGTGTCTTTCAAGTCATGGAAGGTGTCACCAAAGTATTCGGTACCAACCCAGACAGTAAAGGTATAGGTAAGGTATTTGATAAGTTATTTGGTGTTTTACAGATATTTGGTGGATTAGGGTCATTATGGGCAGCGTCAAGACTATTAATGCCATGGAAACTTGTAGGTGACTACAAGAAAATGAAGAAACTTGGTGATACACTAGGTAAAATCAAGAAGTTCT